TTGTAGATGGATTTGATTGTGACAGTAATTCAACAGGTGACATGACAAATCTACCTGCTGCATATCAACCACAGGTTGTTGCTTCAGATGACACTATTGACGTTCTTTTAACATCAGGAGGTAGTGCTTATCCTACTTCTGGAGTTTGGAGAGCCTATGCTGTCATGCAAGATGTATCAAACGATCTAGGGCCAGATGAAGTAGATCGTGACCAATTAGCTTAATTACTAATTAAGTAAACTGTATGGGTGGCTCTAAGGGATAGGGCTACCCATTTTTTTTATAAAGGATTAAAGATGGCAATTTCACAAGCTATGTGTACCTCTTTCAAGAAAGAACTTCTTGAAGGTAAACATGACTTTAATTCTGCAGGTCACACTTTTAAACTTGCTTTGTATTCGGCTGCAGCTACATTAAGTGCAGGTACTACAAACTTTACAACTTCTGGAGAGGTAGTAGGTGCAGGATATAGTTCTGGTGGTATAGAACTTACTAAAGTAGATCCTACGGCAGATGGTACAATAGGCATTACAAACTTTGCAACTGCAATATTTACTGCTGTATCTATTACAGCTAGAGGTGGATTAATATATAATGCAACTACTGACGGCACTGCAGGAACTACAAATGCAGTAGCTGTGTTAGATTTTAGTGCAGACCAAACTGCTGTTGCAGGTAACTTTTCTGTTAGTTTTCCTACAGCAGATGGTACATCAGCTATATTAAGAGTTGAGTAAATAAATGTCTGTTACATTAGCCAGATATGGAACTGCTGTATATGGTACAGACAGATATGGACAACAAAATGTAGCAGTTGATACAACAGGAGTGTCTGCTACTGGTGCAGTTGGTAACGTACTTACAGAGGCAATAGATACAGGCACAAGTATAACAGTAAATGTTAATGGTGTAAGAACAATAGCAAAAGTTGGAGTACCAATAATTTCACCTGTAGCATTTGACTTTAATACTGTTAAAGATAATTATGAAAGACGTAGAACAGTTTATGTACATAGACGAAGTAATAATGCAGATAGAACAGTAAAGGTAGCATAATATGTCTCTTAAATGGCCCAGTAAAGATCCAGATGAAACAGTAGATTTTAGTATGGATTGGTCTAGATATTTAAATAGTCAAGCAACTATAGATCAGGTTACATGGTTTGTTGATAATGAATCTGGTGTAAAGACTCAACTTAATACAGGTAGTATTATAAATAATTTACAATTAGTAGGAGTATCTAAGACTGATACAGTTGCTACTGTTAATTTAGGATTAGGTACAAATAATACAAAATATAAATTACATTGTCAGATAGTTGATACAAGTGGGACAATAGCAGAACGATCTGTTACTTTACCTATTAAGGAATTTTAATGTCATATAATTATTTAGGACTTGTAAATGAAGTTAATCGAAGACTTAATGAGGTAGAGCTTACTACTAGTAATTTTTCTACAGCTTCTGGTTTTCATTCACAAGTTAAAGATAGTGTGAATGCAGCAATACAAGAAATAGATCAAGAGTACCCACATTGGCCTTATAATTTTGTAGAACAAGAAGATACTTTATCTACAGGAGTAAGTAGATATAGTTTTCCTGCAAACTCTACTGTAGTAGACTTTGAGACTTTTAGAATTAAAGAAAGTGATACACTAAATAATAGAACTCAAAAATTAAAAGTATTAAGATACGAAGAGTATTTAGAAAGATTTGTAGAACAAGAATATACATCAGATACTAGTTTATATAATGTTCCTGTATTTGTATCTAAAGCTCCAGGCTTAGAATATGTATTATCACCTGCACCAGATAAAGCATATACAGTTGTGTATGAATATTATTTAACAAGTGTTGAAATGACAGATAGCACAGATGTACCAAAGATACCAGAAATATATAGAAATGTAATAGTAGATGGTTCTATGTATTATGCTTATATGTTTAGAGGTAATACACAAGATGCATTAGTTGCAAAAGAAAAGTTTCAAGCAGGATTAAAGAACATGCGAATTGTTCTTATAAATGAAAACACATATGTTAGATCTACTATGTTAACAAGATCACAGAGAAGTACATATGTTTACAGATTGGCTTCATAAATGGCAGATAGATTAGAAACATATGCTTTCGAGTTTAAAGAAGGTTTAGTAAGTAATTTATCACCATTACAACAAGGTTCACAAAAACCTGGTAGTGCTAGATTATTAAGAAACTTTGAACCCTCAGTAGAGGGTGGTTATAGAAAAGTATTAGGTTATAGTAAATTTGATACTAATACAGTTCCTGCATTTGGTGCTCCTAAAGTTCATGGAGCAAGTCAAACAGGTACAACATTAGTTGTAGCAGGGTTATATATAACCCCTGAAAACGGAGATACATTTACTATAGCAGGAGTTACAGGGACATATACAGTTAGTGGTGTAAGTTGGGCTACTGCAACTAAAAGAGCAACACTTACATTATCAACTAGTTTAGCAAGTTCACCTGCAGATCAAGCAGATGTAACTTTTACAACTAATAGAGGTAGTGTTACAGGGTTAGCTGCATGGAGAGGTTCTTCTATTGCTAGTAGAAATAATCATTTATATAAATCTACTGGTAGTAATTGGACTAGAATAAATGTTACTCAATATGGTACACCTGTAGTAAATGGAGCAAGTCAAACAGGTGGTAACTTAGCCATAGATGGATTAACATCTATTCCACAAGCAGGAGATACTTTTACAATTGCAGGTGTAACTTTAGTGTACACAGTGGCAGGAACACCTACAGTTACAAGTGGTGGAACTACTATGAGTATAACTCCAAATTTAGCTAGTAGCCCTGCAGATGGAGCAGCAATTACTTTTTTAACTAGTGATAAAACTAGTATAAATAAACAAAGATTTGTTAAATATAGAATAGGATTAACAGAAAAAATAGCAGGAGTAGACGGTTCTAATTATCCATTTACATATGATAATACAAACTATGTACCATTAGTAAGTGCTCCTGATGATATAGAGGGTGCATCACATATAGCATTTTTTAAAAATCATTTATTTTTTGCAAAGGGAGATGTATTAAGTTTTACATCACCTTATACAGATAATGATTTTAATCCTGCTAATGGTGCAGGAAATATAAGTGTAGGTACAGATATAACTGGACTAATAGCTTTTAGAGAACAACTAATTATATTTAGTGAAAATAAAATAGAAAGATTAGTTGGTAATACACTCGCAGATTTTGTATTACAACCTATAACAACTAATATTGGTTGTGTAGATTCAGATACTATTAAAGAAGTTGCAGGTGATGTAGTATTCTTAGGGCCAGATGGACTTAGATCATTAAGTTCTACAGACAAAATTGGAGACTTTGATTTAGCAGTAATATCTAAAAATATACAAAAAGAAATTACAGATTTAATTACAGCTAATACAAGTTTTGATAGTATAACAATCAAAGGTAAATCACAATACCGATTGTTAGGTTTTAATACTAATGTTTCAGAAAGTAATGCTACAGGAATATTAGGGACACAATTAGCAGGAACAGAGGGTAGTTTTTTTGGTTGGGCTGAGTTAAGAGGATTTAAAGCATTTGTTGCAGATAGTGATATGTTTAATTCAACAGAAACTATTTTGTTTTCTAACGCAGGTGGATATGTTTATAAAATGGAAAGTGGTAATAGTTTAGATGGTAATAATATCGAAGCTACATTTTTTACACCATTTGTTACATTAAATGATCCACAACTTAGAAAAACTATTT